AATTTGCCACCTGCGGGCGCTTTGCCCGATGCATGGCAATTCGTTTAATTCCATACTCTTACGCCTCGTCCAGAGTGGCAAACTGTCGCGAAAAGGCGACGAAATCCATTCGAAACGCTGTCGAAACGAGATCGAAAAGGCTTTGAAACGGGTTCGAAACGCCGTTGAAAACGGCAAGAAAGGAGGCCGGCCGCGAGAAAAATCAAACGGTTACGATACCGAAGAGGTTTCCGATCCGCTTAAGCTACCACGCGCGCGTCTTTCTTCACCTTCACCACCACCCTTTAAAGAAAAGAAAGAAGAACCCCCCCCATTATCCCCCCCCGTTCCGGTGGGGGAGTTTGACGAGTTCTGGCTGTACTATCCGCACAAGGTCGGGAAGCGAGCCGCAGCCGCCGCCTTCCGCAGAGCCTCGGCCCGAGCCCCGCCCGCCCAGATCGAGGCCGGATTGCAACGCTATATCGTTGAAAAGCCAGACGATCGACCTTGGTGCAACCCCGCTACCTGGCTCAACCAAGACCGCTGGCTCGACCAACCCAACGAAACCCCCCGGAGCAACGGAAGTGGCAGAAATCAACGACTTTCCCCCAGCGACGCCCTCTTCCTCGGCGCCGAAAGAGCCGCAGACGCCGTGGAACGTCGAGACCGTGAAGCCGCAGCGAGAGCGTGCTGCCCTGATTGCCCGCCTGCTAAACCACTTCTGGACCGCCGCTGACCATCCCGCCGTCCGCCAGGCACAGATCGAGGACTGGCTCGATGACCTCCGCGAGTTCCCCTACGACGACATCAGGGCCGCTTGCCGAGACTGGCGCCGAACCCATACCAAACGACCCACTATCGCCGAAATCCGCAACCTCTGCCGCGAAGCCAAACGCCAGCCCGTAGCCGCAAAAACCGACATGGACGAATACGCTCGCAGCGTCGGATGGCGCGACAACGCCGAGCGAATGCAGGCCATCGCCGCGGATAATGCCAAGAAAGCCGCAACCAACCAGCGCCTCACCGCGGAAGCCAAAGCCAGGAATGCCGCATGACAACCGCTCTCGCCCCCAGCGCCGAACGCCGCCAGCACAGCCGCGTCGTCCGCGATCGCCTGCAGATCGCCGACACCGCCGGCCGCATCGGCGTACCCTGGAGAGCCGAAGGGTTGCTCGCCAAGCTCGAACGCAACGGCAGCATCACCGCCGCCCAACGCGCCGCCGGCGAGCAATTCCACACGCTCTTCCGAGCCGCCGCCAGCGACCCGCTCCACGCCACAGACCCCTCCCGCACCCACGTCAGCGGCCACAGGCCCATGGCTCAGCCCATGGGCTCGCTCTGGGCCAAGACCAGCTTGGATAGGGCTATCGAGGCGCTCGGCGGCCTAGCGTCACCAGCAGGCTCCTGCGCCTGGCACGTGCTCGGCAACGACTGCAGCATGCGAGACTTCGCACTGCGCAGAAGCTGGTGCGGCACCCCAGTGCAGGACCACGTCGCCAAGGGCGTGCTGCTATCAACGCTGGGTACACTGCAACACCACTTCCGGATGTAGAAAAGCCTTGACTTACGCCACAAACTCTCCGCAATGGAAGCAGGCTGTGACTCCTGCCCGTAAGCGCGGCGGCCAAACCCTATATTCCGAAGAGATCGCCGAGGAAATCTGCCAGCGTATCGCCGCAGGCGAAAGCCTCGTCTCTATCGGCTCCGATCCTCGCATGCCCTCCGACACCACCATCGAACGATGGGGTGAAATAGATAGTGAAGAGCGCCCTGGCTTCACAGGGAGGTACGCACGAGCACGGGAACGGTGCTTGCGCCGATTGGCTGATGAAGCCTTGGTCATCGCCGATAAACCGTGCCTTTTCAATGGGGTACCAGACAACGCCCTAGTTCAGCAAGCGCGGCTGCAGATCGACACGCGCAAGTGGTACTTGTCCAAGCTGCTGCCGCGCCAATTCGGTGACAAAGTCACGCAGGAGCTGACCGGCGACCCGGATCGGCCGCTGGTCACGATGATCCAGCTGGTCCCGGTGGCGCCGAAGCGTCTACCGAAGCCGGATGACGAGGGCTAGAGGATACGTCCTCCGCTAGCCTGCGCCACGAAACCCGTAGAAACCCTAGGGTTTCGCCAGCACATTGCCCTTCCATCCCCCACCTGATCCCCCACTCCAACGCCGCTCCCCTCGCGCGCGTAGACTAAAAGGCAAACCCGATGGCAACCAACCCAATCGTCGAAGCCCCGAAGAAACCCACCACCACCAAGGCGCCGCAGCCCAGCAAGCCGCCGGTGCACCGCTCCCCCTCGGTGAAGGCAGCCCGGCCTCGCAGCAACCCTCGAGGCAGGTGACGGGGCCGGGGCCACCCCCTGACGGGATTGGTTCCATATCGGAGGCTGACGGCCCCGGTCCGTATGGGTGGTTTCGGTATACCCCCCGCATATTTTTTTTCCGCAATCCCCCCAAGTTTCCGTCACTGCCACATCCGCATCCACCGCCACATCGTCACCACCACCGGAGCCCCCAATGTGTCGTTGGTTGCCCTTGTCGTCAGCATATCGGTGATGGTGGTGACGGTGACGGCCGGGGGTGCGGTGGTGATACCTTTCACCTCGATGAGCAACTGCAGTACGGCTCTGCCGTACGTCCTGAAGCAGGCGTCGGTGTCGGCGGCGTTTTGCGTTGACACGAGCCGGGTGCCGGCGCGGTGAGTGTATTGGATTGGCTGCAGGACGTGTTGTCTGGTCGGATGGCGGCGAGTGGGTTGCCGCAGAGCACGTATGATCCGAGCCGCTCGTTTGCGCAGAATGCGATGGATCCGCAGGGGATCGAGAATGCGATGGGTTTGGGCATGGGCTTTGCCGGAGGCGGCTTGGGGACGCGGCCGGTGAGTGGGTGGGGCGGCAGGTTGAGCGAGGCCTTGAAGGATGGGGACATTACGGCGCCGCGGTCGGTGCTGGAGGCGAAGTACATAATGCCGGATGGGCGTCTGATTGGGGCGGGGGATCAGACGCACGAGTATATCGCGCATTTGCTGGGGTATGGGGTTCGCGGTGAGGATTCGGTGGCGGCGATGATGGGTGATACGGGTGCGACGCGGGTCAACATAGCGGGTGCGTTGTTTGACAAGGCGGCGCCGGCGGTTGACCTGGCGCATCCGCCGACGCCGCAGCAGATGTCGCGGCTGGACGGTTATTTGAAGCAGCGAGGTGGTGCGGACGTTGCGTACCGGGATCAGTATGGCCGGGCGGAGCGGGGCAGTGATGTATTGCGGTTGATCCAGGGATTGTTGGAGTGATGTTGCGGGTGCTGAGCCTGGGTGCGGGCGTGCAGAGCACCACCCTGGCGTTGATGGCGGCGCACCACGAGATCGAGCCGCCCGACTGTGCGATTTTTGCGGACACACAGAGCGAGCCGGTGGCGGTATACGAGCATCTGCGTTGGCTGATGTCGCCGGGCGTATTGCCGTTTCCGGTGCACGTTGTCAGTGCTGGCAGCCTCTTCGCGGATCTGTTTGATCCGCGCGGGGGGCCTCGAGCTGGGGCCAAGCCGCCGTTTTTCGCGAAGAATGATGATGGCGGTGCTGGCCCGCTGAAGCGGCAATGCACCCGGTACTACAAGGTCGAGCCGATTCGCAAGAAGGTGCGTGAGCTGCTTGGTCTAGCGCCTGGGCAGCGGGGTCCGAAAACCCCGGCCGTGGAGCAGTTGATTGGCATATCGACTGACGAGGCGATGCGGATCAAACCCAGCCGCGACCGGTATATCGCCAACCGCTGGCCGCTGATTGAGATGCGGATGAGCCGGTGGGATTGCCTGCAATGGCTGGCTCGCGGCGGCTTTAAGAAGCCGGCCAAATCGGCGTGCACATTTTGTCCTTACCATGACAATGCAACGTGGCGCGAGATGAGGGGAACGGCACCGGCGGATTGGCAGCAAGCCGTGGCGGTTGACGCTCATATCCGCCACTCGATGCCGAGGGTGCGAAAGGGGCAGGTGTTTGTCCACCGCTCGCTAAAGCCGCTCGAAGAGGTCGACCTGCGCAACGATTACGAGCGTGGCCAACCCGATCTCTTCGGCAACGAGTGTGAAGGCATGTGCGGGGTATGAGCGCGCAGTCGATCGAGCTTCCGGAGAAGCTGATCCCGGTCTTCAGCGGGGAGGCGCTGTACCGCGGCGCCTGGGGCGGCCGCGGCAGCGCGAAGAGCCGCAGCTTTGCGAAGATGGCGGCGGTGTATGGCTTGCGCTGCAGCATGGCGGGCCAATCCGGCGTGATTGTCTGCGGCCGGGAGTTTCAGAACAGCCTTGACGAGTCGTCGATGGCGGAGATCAAGCTGGCGATCGAGAGCGAGCCTTGGTTGGCGGGCCACTACGAGGTTGGCGAGAAGTACATCCGCACCCGTGACGGGCGCATTGACTTTAGCTTTGTCGGGCTGCGGCGAAATATCGAATCCGTGAAATCCACCGCTCGAATACGCCTGTTGTGGGTGGACGAGGCGGAGCAGGTCAGTGAGATAGCCTGGCAGAAGACGATCCCGACGGTCCGGGAGACCGGATCGGAAATCTGGGTGACGTGGAATCCGGAGCGCAGAGCCAGCGCGACCAACCAGCGTTTTCGTGAAAATCCTCCTGAGAACAGCAAGATCGTCGGGCTGACGTACAGGGACAATCCGTGGTTTCCGCAAACGCTGGAGCAGATCCGCAGAGAGGACGAAATCAGGCGGCCGGATCAGTACGGGCATGTATGGCTGGGCGAGTTTGCGACGGGGCATGTCGGTGCGTATTACGCGCGCCTGCTCAACGAGGCGAAGGAGGAAGGCCGCATTGGCCACGTCAGCAAGGACCCCCTGCTTCCGGTGCGGGTGTATGTCGACATTGGCGGCACGGGGGCGCGGAGCGACGCGTATGCGCAGTGGGTGGTGCAGTTTGTCGGCCGCGGGGAAGTCCGTGTCCTCGATTATTACGAATCCGTTGGCGAGCCGCTGGCGGTGCATGTCGGCTGGTTGCGGGAGAAGGGCTGGGGCAAGGCGAATGTGTACTTGCCGCACGACGGGGCGACGCACGACCGGGTGTACGAGGTCAGCTTCGAGAGCGCCTTCCGCCAGGCGGGGTTCAGCGTCGAGGTGATTCCGAACCAGGGCCGGGGCGCGGCTAGGGCGCGCATAGAAGCAGCCCGCCGGCTGTTCCCCAGCATCTGGTTCAACGAGGAGACGACCGAGGCGGGGCGCGAGGCTTTGGCCTGGTACCACGAGCGCAAGAGCGAGGACGTCAGAGACGTCGGCCTCGGCCCCGAGCACGATTGGAGCAGCCATTCGGCGGATGCGTTTGGGCTGATGTGCGTGGCGTACGAGGCGCCGCGGGGCCGGCCGAAGGCGCTGCGTTATCCGGCGCTGGGGATAGTCTGAGGTCGGCTGTTACAGAGTGGGCTATATATAGGTGCGCTGATGGCCGAGTTGCTGGTCGTCTTCGACGCGCCGGATTATCTCAAGCACGAGTTTCTGGAGAATGGATTTTTGCCGTTTGGTCGGCAGCGCGGCGCGTGGTTTCGGCGCTTTGAAGAGCGCGGCGATGAAACGCGCGATTTGGAATACGAGCTTACCGGCGTGGGGCTGAGGCCGCGCTGGTGGGTTGCGCGGGAATAGGATGGCGGCATGAGCAGCAGCGACGCGCGGATGTTCGAGGCGCTGGCGGAGCGGGTTAATGCGCTGGACGTGCGGCTGACGAATTTGGCCGACGTGGTGCTGGCCCGGAAGGCGGAGATCGACCGGCTGGAGGCGAAGCTCGCGACGCTGTCCGAGGCGGTGCTGGGCAAGGATGTTAGTGCCGAGCTCTACGGGTCGGAGCCGGATCACGGCGCGGACCGGGAGGCGCGGGCGGCGTTGCTGGCGAAGCGGCGGGACCGCGCCACTTGATCTGCGAGGCGTGCCACGGCGACGGTTTTACCTTGGTGGCGGGGATGGTGGTGCCGTGCGGCGAGTGCGGCGGCAGCGGGAAAGCGCATTGCTGCGAGGGCGAGCGGCCCGTGCCTGAGCCTGAAGACGCGCTGAGTGGCTGACTGGTACGTCTCGTCGGCAGCTTACGCGGCGATTGCGGCGTTTGTCCCGAGCGTGGCGTACAGCGTCGGGCAGATCGTCAAGCCGACCGCGCCGGCGTTGAAGGCGCAGTGGGTGTTTCGCTGCACGGTGGCGGGGACGGCGTCGACTGAACCGGCCTGGCCGACGGCGAACAACGGCACGGTGGTGAGCGGCGGCGCGACGTTCGCCAATGTAACCGCGCAGGGCACCTACGGCTGGAGCGCGGCTGCCGGCGATCTGCCGACGTTGCTGGGCGCGGTCGGCACGTTCCGGTTTGCGGGCGGCGACCGCATGTTCGTATCGTCGGATCATGCCGAGAGCCAGACCACGACGAGCATTTATGGCAGCGGCGGCGGCACCGCGGGGTATGGCGTCGCGTTGGTATTGTCGGTCAACCGCGCGGGCAGCGTGCCGCCAGTGGCGGGGGACCTGACTCCGGGGGCCAGCGTGACGGTCGGCGGAGCGATCTCGACGCTTAACCTGGACACTACCTTCCCGGTGTACCATTACGGGATGAACTACATCACCACCGGGGCGGGGGTCACTCAGTTCATCTTCCAGAGTACCGGCTCAAAAGCGTCGTTTTTCGATGCCTGTCAGCTTTATCTCAATACGGCGACGGCAGGCGCCCGATTGCAGGCGGGCAGCGCGACGAACATCATCCTTAACAATTCAACAGTGAGGTTCGGGGCCGTCAGCCAGGGTTTTGGCGGGACCAATCCATTAGAAATACTCTGGTTGAACACGCCGGCTGCGATCCCTGGAGCAACAATCCCGGCTATGCTTTTCGGCATTACGCTGGGCAGCACGATTTCGGTTACCGCACGCGGGGTTGATTTCAGCGCGGTGACTGGTGTGCTGGTCGGCAATTCCAACCCGGGAAGTACCAAATGCCTGTTTGATTCTTGCAGGATTGCCGCCGCTGCCACCCGATATAGCTGGACCGGCCAGGCGGCCGTCACAACGACGCGAGACATCGTCGAGCTAATCAACTGCTACGACGGCACAAGCATTCTCAACGAGAGCTATCAGCCGGCCGGTTCGGTAACAACCGAGCGAAGCATTACGCTATCGGGCGGCGCGACGGATGATGTCGGCACGTACAGCCACAAGCTGGTCAGTAACACGAATGTCGATAAGTACGTCAATCCGCTCACGGGTTTCTGGCTGGACGTGGAGCAACAAGCCGTTGGCAGCAGCAAGACGGCGACGGTTGAGATCATCAGCAGCGCATCGTTGAACAGCGATGAGATCTCGCTGCTGCTTGAATACCAGGGCACGGCGGGGTCAAGCGTGGCTTCCTTTGCTAACACGCTGCCGGCGACGGTGTTGTCGGCAGCAACGGCGGTAACCACGTCGACCGCGACGTGGAACAGCAGCCCGGCGACGCCGGTCAAGCAGCTTCTCTCGGTCAGCTTCGTGCCGCAGCTCGCCGGGCGGGTGCGCGGACAGGTGCGGTTGGGCAAGCCGTCGACGACGGTCTACGTCAACCCGGTGATCACGATCGCCTGATGCCGAGCAATGTTCTGTCGGCATCGCGGGCCGGCCCCGGCTCGGTGGTGGTGACGACGACGGCCAACATCAGTGCGCAGGTCGTTGGGGTTGGCATTGTCCGAGAGGTTTCGGCTTCGGCGCCGACCGATGGTGGCGGGCTTGGCGCCGCGATCCAGGCGTATGGGTCGCGACGGCGCTTTATGCAGATGGTGGAGTACGACCCGCGCCTGGCTCGGAAGCTGGGGATACGCGGCAAATTGCAGACATTGGATTGACGAGGCTGAGATGGCAGTGATGGACATGTTTGCGCCGGTGAAGGGCAAGCCGGCGGTCAATCACGTGCGCCCGCCGTGGCCGAAGGAGGGCAACCCGCGCGAGGCTGAGAAGGCCGAGCCGAAGGAAACGGCGGCGCGCGAGCCGAAGGGCGGCTGATGTACGGTTCCGACCGGCCCGGCAACGTCCCGCAGGGGATCGGAGGCGCCAAGGGAGGCGGCTGGGACGAGGACGAGGTGAAGGCGATCGTGCAGCGCGAGCTGGACGAGGCGCTGGGCCAGGACGGCGGCAGTCTGAGCCAGGACCGGCTGCAGGCGCTGAAATATTACGAAGGCGAGTTGCCGGGCCCGGTCGGCACCGACCGGTCGAATGTGGTGATGCGCTCGGTGTTGGAGGCGGTCGAGTGGGTATTGCCGGCCTTGATGCGGATTTTCACCGCGAGCGACCAGATCTGCATCGTGGAGCCGCCGCGGCCGGGGATGGAGCAGGCGGCGAAGCAGGCGACGGAGTACGTCAACCACATATTCGAGCGCGAAAATCCCGGCTTCATGATTTTGCACGATTGGTTCAAGGACGCGCTGCTCGAGCGCCTCGGCTGGGTCAAATACTGGGCCGATACTCAGCGCGAGGTGGAGACGCAGAGCTACACCGGCCTGGTGCAGCCGCAGTTGGATGCATTGCTGGGCGAGGCCGAGGTCGAGATCGTGAAGGAGCGGCGCTACAGGCAGCCGCGCGACAGCTTCGGCCTGGACTTGCCGTTTCCGCCGCCGCCGATCCAGGCGCCAGCGCCTAGTGCGCCGGGCATGCCGCCGATGCCACCTCCGGCCCCGCCGCCCGAGGTGGAGCTGATCGACGTGACCTTGCGCACGACGCGGGAGTTTCCGCGCATCCGCATCGAAAACGTCGCGCCGGAGGAGATCCTGTTCAGCCGCCGGGCCAAGCGCGGCGACGTCCCGTTTCTGGCGCACCGACGGCGGTGGACCTACAGCGACCTGGTCGAGCAGGGCTACGATGAGGACACGCTCGATTTAGTGCCGCTGCACGACGATATGGAAATGAATATCGAGCGGGTCGAGCGGTTTCGCGCCGACGATCTGCCGCCGTATCAGGAGGATGCGAAGACCCCGGCCCGGCATATCTGGGTCGAGGAGAATTACGTGCAGTTGTCGAAAGACGGCAGCACCACCGAGCTGTACCAGGTGATGACCGCCGGGGACGGGTTGATCATATTGACCCGCGACGGCGAGCCGTGCATCGAGTGCGTCGACGAGGTGCCGTTTGTCAGTATTACGCCGATCCCGCAATCGCACCGGCTGGTGGGGTTGTCGCTGGCGGATCTGACGGCCGATCTGCAGGACATCAAGTCGTCGATCGTGCGGCAGATGGTCGACAACGCGTATCTCAGCAATTGGCCGCGAATTGAAGTAGCCGACGACTCCGTCAACGAAAACACGTTTGATGATTTGCTGACCCTGCGGCCGGGGGGCATCGTCCGGTCGCGCCGCCTTGGCGGCATTCAGCCGATGATGATCCCCTACACGGCGGACAAGAGCTTTCCGCTGGTGCAATACATCGACGAGACGCAGGAAATCCGCACCGGGGTCGCGCGACAGAATAACGCGATTTCCCCCGACGCCTTGTCGAATACGACGGCGGCCGGCCTGGCGATGGCGCAGGGCGCGCAGGCGCAGCGGGTCGAGCTGTTTGCCCGGATCTTCGCGCACGGGGTCGAGCAGCTCATGCGCGGGATCCTCGGCCTGGTGCGCAAGCACCAGCAGCAGGAGCGGATTATCCGGGTGACCGGCGGCTGGCTGCGGATCGACCCGCGCGAGTGGCGCGAGGCGATGCCGGTAACGGTGAGCGTCGGGCTCGGGACGGGCAATCGCGACCAGATCCTGCAGCATTTGATGACGATCGTGCAGCTCCAGGGCACCGTGGTGCAGCAGCAGGGCGGGCCGAAGGGGCCGCTGGTGTACCCGCAGAATGTGTACGATGCGCTGAAGGCATTGCAGGAAAACGCGGGCTTCAAGCAGTCGTTTTTTGCCGACCCGTCGCAGCCGCCACCGCCCGGCGCGGCCCCGACGGGTGGGCCGCCGCCACCCGATCCTGGGGCGATGCAGGCGCAGGCCGCGGTTCAGGCGACGCAGATCAAGGCGCAGGCCGCGGTAGCGGCGGTGCAGATGAAGGCGCAGGCCGACGCGGCGGCGGCGCAGCAGAAGGCCGGGCTGGAGGCGCAACTCGCCCAGCAGAAGCAGCAGCATCAGATGATGCTGGAGCAGCAGAAGCAGCAGCACGAGATGGACCTCGAGCAGCAGAAAGCCCAGCACGATCTGATAATCGCGCGGGCCAAGGTCGAGGCCGAGGCGGCGGTGAAGCAGAGGGAAGTGGAGCTGAAATTTGCCGCCGGGGCTTATGCCGCGGGGCAGGGCGGGCCTGGGCCGGCGGCCGGCAATGGCGGGTTGCCGCTGTGATGCAATTATCGCTTGACAGCGCAGACCATTCCGACGCATGCGCGCGCGCGCGTTCTATATATTAGGGGCCTGTGGCGGTTCTCGACTGGCTGCAGCAGCTCCTCGGCGGCGGCGACCCGGAGGCGGCCGGGGCTGCGCAGGCCAGCACGGCGATGCAGCCGATGACGCAGCCGTGGCTCGACAAGGTGCTGTCCGGCGAGATGGCGCGATCGGGGATACAGGACGTCAACGACGCTTTCGCCAGCCGCGACCCGGTGGCGCTGGCCGGCAGCTTCGGGCCGTCGCCGCTCGGCATCCGCGCCTTCCACGGCAGCCCGCACAGTTTCGACCGCTTCGATCTCGGCAAGATCGGCACCGGCGAGGGAGCGCAGGCTTACGGGCACGGGCTGTATTTTGCCGAGAATCCCGCAACGGCAGAATTTTATAGGGACACCGTAGGAACCCGCGCGGGGCCAACATTCAACTGGTCAAATGATCGAATTTTTTCGGAAAATGAGGCAGCCAAGTGGCTTCAGAATAACTTCAACATGCCGACCGGGTTTGCCGCGAGGCGATTACTGAGCGACGTCGCGGCTGGGCGGGGTTGGGATGAATTGCGGCAGGGGTCGCCTAAACATTGGGGGCCTGCGGTTGATTGGCTTGAGGCAAACAAGGTTACGGCCAATCCGATCAACGAAGGCCGCATGTACGAGGTCGACATCAACGCCAAGCCCGAGGATTTTCTGAATTGGGATAAGCCCCTGGCTGCACAGCCGCCGGCTGCTGTCGATATCGCGAAAGAGAAGTGGTGGGGTGACCCGTCGCCAAAGTTAACGGGTCAGGACATATACGAATCATTAAGGTTTAAGAATCCAGCGGATACGTCTAAGGCTTTGGGCGAGGCCGGCATCCCCGGCATCCGCTATTCCGATCAGGGTAGCCGGGGATATCAGGTCGTGCCGCCAAGTTATACGGGCGAGCAGTGGAGGGTCGTAAATCACAACAATCAGGTGGTTGCGAAAACCCCGACTGAGCAAGGCGTCCAGGATTGGATGCAGCAAAACGCCACCAGCAACTACGCCATCTGGACCCCGGAGATCATCACCATCCTGCGCCGCTACGGCCTCCTCCCGCCGCTCGCGGCCGGCGGCCTGCTGGCGGCCCAGCCGGGCGAGGCCGCGCCGCGGTGATCTGGACGCCGTTCGCCTACTGGTGGGCCGAGCGCAAATTGCCGCGGCTACCGTGGCGCAGCACGCAGCCGGCGCCGAGCGACCCGATGCAGCTCGGCGAGGCGGCGCGGCGCCTGCTCGACGACCCCACCCTGGTGCTGGCGTTGGAGCGGGTGCAGCAGAAGATCGTCGACAGGTGGCGCGTCAGCAAGATCGGTGACGTCGAGGCGCGTGAGGCGGCCTATCGGCTGCACTGCGCTGTCGAAGAATTGAAGGGCGAGTTGCGGCAGATGCTCGGCACGGCGCGCGGCATCGAGGCGCGGGCGCGGCTGCAGGAAAGGGACGCGGCATGATCATTCAAATCCTGCTGATAATGACGCTGTTCTTGTGGTTTCTCTCGATCCTGCCGGTGCCCCAGATCACCCCCTATGGCTGGGCGAGTAATTGGTTGGCATTTATCGCTGTGCTGCTGCTGTCTCTTTATCTCTTCATGCCGGCGCTAAGGGGCTGAAAATTGCCCGGCTTTCCAACCAACCGCGAGCTGCTGAAGACCGCACTGCGGTTGCTTCTGGAGCAGATCGAGCGCGGCGAGCTGGCGCCGGACGGCAGCCGTATCGTGCGGTTTACCAAGCGCGACCTCGAGATCGCGGTGATGGCGGCGGCTGCCGCCGATTGGCGGCATGGCGGGCGCGACAAGTTCGTCCGCGCGCTGGAGCGTCTGCGACCTTAACTAGCTGAAATCATAGGGTATCGAGCATGAGTGAAACGCGCCAGGCGACTGGCAGCGAAGGCGCCGCCGCGCCCGCGACCAGCATGAGCGAAGCCGAGGTGATGGCCGGGATCGAGGGCCTCCTCGAGCCGCCGCGCCGGCAGCGCGCGCAACAGACACCGCCGCGGGAGCCGCAAGAGGCGCCCGCCGCACCGGAAACCGGGAATGACCCGGCTGTCGGACCGGAAGACCCGGCCCCCGGCGATACCGAGGAAGCAGACCTACCCGACGAGCCGGACGGCGAAGCCGACACCGAGCCCGCCGCGGTCGAGCCGCCTCGGAGTTGGTCTAATGCCGACAAGGAA